CCACGGGTGAGGTCGGCTCTGTAACTGTCTCGGCGGATGCGGTCGTTTCTGTTACGGGTGTATCTGCCACTGGCGAGGTTGGCTCACCCACCGTCACAGGTGACGCTGTTGTACCCACCACAGGACTAGAGGCGACAAGCGCAGTTGGTTCTGTAACTGTTGCGGCGGATGCGGTTGTTGCTGTCACGGGCGTGTCTGCCACGGGTGAGGTCGGCTCTGTAACTGTCTCGGCGGATGCGGTCGTTTCTGTTACGGGTGTATCTGCCACTGGCGAGGTTGGCTCACCCACCGTCACAGGTGGCGCTGTTGTACCTACCACAGGACTAGAGGCGACAAGCGCAGTTGGATCTGTAACTGTTGCGGCGGATGCGGTCGTTTCTGTCACGGGCGTGTCTGCCACGGGCGAAGTTGGCTCCGTTACCGTTACTGGCACGGCAGTTGTCTCTCCCACGGGTGTGTCTGCCACTGGCGAGGTTGGCTCACCCACCGTCACAGGTGACGCTGTTGTACCTACCACAGGGCTAGAGGCGACAAGCGCAGTTGGATCTGTAACTGTCTCGGCGGATGCGGTCGTTTCTGTTACGGGCGTGTCTTCCACGGGTGAGGTTGGCTCCGTTACCGTTACTGGCACGGCAGTTGTCCCCCTCACGGGCGTATCCTCTACGGGCGAAGTTGGTTCTGTAACAGTCAAGGCTTCAGCTACGGTCATCGTCGCGGGCGTTTCCGCTGAAGGCTTGGTCGGCCAGGTTCTTGTGTGGTCACACATTGTTCCTGATCCCGGCACAGAATACACGGATATCACACCAGAAGCGACGTCCACATGGACGGACCTTGAACCTTCTGCTATAACTTCATGGACTAAGATCGCGGCGTAAGGAACGGTCATGGCAAGCACGTTTAGCAATGTCGGCATCGAGCTGATCCCCTCTGGATTTCAGTCGGGGACATGGGGGGATACTACAAACGTAAACCTGCAGATTATAGACCGCCTTACCTCGGGCGTCGGTACGATTACGCTGTCTGGCACAACGCACACCCTTTCCACTAATGTTAGCGGATCGGCAACTCTTTCAGATGGTCAGTATTCGGTCCTCGTTTTTGGCGGTTCCCCCAGTGGTACAAACACCGTCACGATCTCTCCCAATACCTCACAACACGTTTATCTCGTAAAGAATACTTCTGGTCAGAGCGTTGTTTTGACCCAAGGCTCCGGTGGGGACGTTACGGTTGCCAATGGAAAAAGCGCGATCGTTTATTGTGATGGCGCGGGCTCTGCCGCGAAGGTCACAGACCTTACCAGTACGTTTAATTTCCAACCCTTAGACGCGGAACTGACGGCAATCGCCGGTCTGGCGACAACTGACGGCAACATCATCGTGGGCAATGGCTCGACATGGGTAGCGGAGAGCGGTGCCACGGCTCGGACTTCTCTTGGCCTGACCATAGGCACCAACGTTCAAGCCTACGACGCGGGTCTGCAATCCATTTCCGGGTTGACCACGTCGGCCAACCAGATGATCTACACCACTGGGTCCGACACCTACGCAACGACCGGTTTGACGGCTGCGGGTCGTGCTATCCTTGACGACGCAGACGCCTCTGCTCAGAGAACCACCCTTGGCCTAGCAATCGGCACAGATGTTCAGGCCTATGATGCGGGCCTTTTGTCCATTGCGGGCCTAACTACATCTGCCAACCAGATGATCTACACCACTGGGTCGGACACCTACGCAACGACCGGTTTGACGGCTGCGGGTCGTGCTATCCTTGACGACGCAGACGCCTCTGCCCAGAGGACTACCCTTGGTCTGGTCATAGGCACAGACGTTCAGGCCTATGATGCGGACCTCTCCGCGATCGCGGCCCTGACTCCAACGGACGGCAACTTTATTGTTGGTAACGGCTCGGCATGGGTGACGGAAAGCGGTGCTACTGCCCTGTCAAGTCTTGGTATCACGGCTTCCGCAGCGGAGTTGAACTACAACGACATCACCACCCTTGGCACATCGCAGGCAAGTAAGGTCGTGACTGCAGACGCCAACGGCGATGTGACTTTGTCACAAGAACTGACGGCTAAATCATATAACGAGACGTATGCCACGGTGTCGTCGTCTTCGCAGTCTTTGACCATCGACTGTGAGACGGCCAACGTTTTCCAAGTTACATTAACTGAAGATGTAACGAGCTCCAACTTTACAAATCCGCCGTCATCGGGAACGGCTTATGGGTTTACGCTACGCGTTGTTCAAGGTGGCACGCCTCGTTCATTGGCGTGGCCCTCTGGAGTGAAATGGCCGAATAACGGAACGGCCCCCAGTCTTTCTTCGTCGGCAGGGCAGATCGACGTCTTTGTGTTTTTTACCACAGACGCCGGTGTCAACTGGTATGGCTTCACAGCAGGACAGGATTTCGCGTAATGTCGAATGCTACTAAAATGATGATGGCTGCTGCTACTACGGCTGACACTGGCGCATGGGATCTTGACAATGCGGCGTATACCGCGACTCCGATAAATTATTTTTGGCTTGGCGGGCAATTTGCGGGGGGCAGTCCACAAAGTATCTCTTTTAGTCCAGACGGCACTAGGATGTATGTTGTAGGCTTCACATATGACTATGTGAATCAGTACGACTTAAGCACCGCTTGGGACGTAAGCACGGCGTCCTATTTGCAACAATACTATATTGGTGGCGTAACTGGAGGCGCGGCTGGTCAATTCTTCAAACCAGACGGCACTAAGATGTATTTTGTAGACCAGTCTAATCGGTATGTAAGAGAATTTGACCTATCGACAGCATGGGACATAAGCACGGCGTCCTACTTGCAACTATTCTATGTCGGTAGCCAAGAAACATCCCCTCAGGGCATCTTCTTTAGTCCAGACGGCATTTATATGTACATTGTAGGCACCTCGGGAGATGATGTAAATCAATACACCTTATCGACCGCATGGAACATCACTACAGCATCATACACTCGGGTGGCCAGTATATCTGCGCAAGAAACTACTCCACGGGACATTTTCTTCAAATCTGATGGCACTAAAATGTACATTGTAGGCGCCACTGGTATTGATGTAAACGAATACACCCTGTCTACAGCGTGGAATGTTAGTACTAGATCCTATGTACAAAACTTTTCTACCGCGGGTCAAGATACCAATCCCACTGGCCTATTCTTTAAGTCAGACGGCACCAGAATGTTTGTAGTAACCACCAATCTATATGCTGTATGGCAATACGACCTATCGACAGGTTGGGATCTCAGCACTGCGTCTTTTTCATATCCAACAACAGATCGTTTTTCGGTAGCTTCGGAAGACACTAGCCCCAACGGTCTCTTCTTTAGCCCTGATGGCGATCACATGTATGTGACTGGGGACGCTGGTAATGACGTAAATCAATACGACCTATCGACAGCTTGGGCAGTCGAGACTGCATCATATGTGCGAACTTTTAGTGTATCTGCGCAAGAGCTCTCACCCCGCGATGTTTTCTTTAGTCCAGACGGCATTTATATGTATGTTTCTGGAACTAGCGGGGATGATATAAATCAATACACCTTATCAACAGCATGGGATATCAGTACCGCAGTATACACCCGAGTTAGGGCAGTCTCGGGGCAGGACAACAACCCCTTTGGACTCTATTTTAAACCCGATGGTACCAGTATGTATGTCGTGGGCCAGCAATACGATTCGGTATATCAATACAACCTATCGACAGCATGGAACATCTCCACTGCATCGTATGTCAATCAGGTTGGTGTATCATCGCAAGAGACAGCTCCCTCTGGTCTCTTCTTCAAACCCGACGGCACCAGAATGTATATAACGGGCACTACAGTGCCCAATTATGCATATCAATACAACCTATCGACAGCATGGGCGGTGCAGACCGCATCATACGTTAAGTCTGTTAACATTGCAGCGCCCACCCTCGAACGATATCCTACTGGCCTCTGCTTTAAATCAGACGGCAGTAAGATGTACGCTGTGGGCGCCTCTACAGATAGTGTTTACGCCTTCGATGTTGCTATATAACTTCTGAAACTCGCGGGAGAACAAAATGTTCGTGAAAGTCACAGACGGCCAGCTGGCAAAGTACCCTTATACGCTAAATGAGTTGCGTCGTGAAAACCCGCAAATCAGTTTTCCACCCCAAATCCTCGACGAAACTCTGGCGTCATTCGATGTTTACCCTGTCGAGACAGTTTCTGCCCCTGACTTGGATAGCAAAACACACCGCCACATCAGCACAGCGGAGTTGGTTGATGGCAAGTGGATTCAGGTTTGGCAGGTCGTCGAGATTTCTCAAGACGTGGCTGAAGCCAACGTGCGGGGCCACCGCAACCAACTGCTCAAGGACTCTGATTGGACGCAAGTTTCAGACGCTCCGGTGGACCGCGCAGCGTGGGCCGTGTACCGTCAAGCTCTACGCGACATTACCTCGCAGGACGCATTCCCGTACGGCGTAACTTGGCCCTCACAACCGGAGTAAGAGACCGTGGAAGAACAAGAAAAGACCGTAACAATAAACGGCAAGACCTTTGCTGAGAGCGATCTCACGGATCATCAGAAGGCGTTGGTCAACCATCTTATGGACCTAGACAATAAGTTAGGTGCTGCGAGGTTTCAGCTTGACCAACTGACCGTGGCGCGAAACGCGTTTGAGAGTATGCTTGCTCTTTCGCTTCCAGCCGAAGATGTGGTAGAATCTCCCGAGATTGCGAGCTAGGGGAGCCTAATGTATGCCGCTGACCAAGTTGCAGTTTCGTCCGGGGATTAACCGGGAAATCACCAACTACTCCAACGAGGGCGGGTGGTTTGACGGCGACAAAATCCGGTTTCGTTTTGGTTTTCCAGAAAAGATTGGGGGCTGGGACCGTTTTTCTTCGGCCTCGGTTTCTTCGGCCTCGTTTTTGGGGACATGCCGTGCGCTTTTGCCGTGGGTGGCACTGGATGGCAACAGGTACCTTGGGGTTGGAACGAATGTAAAATACTACCTGAACGAGGGCGGCGGACTCAGCGACATAACCCCTATTAGGGCCACAACGTCGGCCGGGGATGTTACCTTTTCGGCCTCGGCCGGTGCGTTAGCGGCAAACATTACGGCAGATCAGACCAGCCTTGCGCTGACCAGCGCTGCGGGTTTTCCCAGCCAAGGCCTGATTAAAATTGGGTCTGAGCAGATTCGGTATGGCACCCTCGTATCCAACACACTGTCTAACTTGACGCGGGGCGTAAACAACACGACGCCCGCCGCGCATCTTTCAGGGGCTGCAGTCACATGCGCGACTATAACGGTCACGGACGTAGACCACGGCGCATTAGTAAACGACTTCGTGACATATTCCGGCGCAGTAAGTCTGGGGTCTCAGATTACGGCGGATGTTCTGAATCAAGAATACCAGATCATTTCCGTGCCCAACGACAACAACTACGTTATTGAAGCTCGCACAGTCTCTACGGTTTCAAGCATCACTGTAGCAGGGGAGCTTGTGCCCACGCCGGTATTTGCCGACAGCGGAGACACTGGCAATGGAGGCGCGTCCGTCATAGGCGCGTATCAAGTTAACACCGGTTTGGATACGTCTGTTGCAGGTACCGGCTGGGGCGCAGGCACATGGAGCCGCGGCGCATGGGGGTCGAGCAGTAGTCTTTCTGTTCCCGGAGCAAAACTTCAGATCTGGACCAACGACAATTTTGGAGAAGACCTGCTTTTCAACGTCCGAGACGGCGGTCTTTTTTATTGGGACAAAACCTCTGGCCTCTCTGCGAGGGGTGTCCCCCTCTCGTCTTTGCCGGGAGCAAATGCGACTCCCACGATCGCTAAGCAGGTTTTGGTTTCCGATACGGATCGACATATCGTTGTGCTTGGGTGCGATAGCGAAGCCGCACCGGGCGTGCAGGATCCATTGCTCATACGTTTTTCCAGTCAGGAAAGTCTAACGGACTGGGCGGCAGAGGCAACTAACACCGCTGGGGAACTCCGCCTCGGTTCTGGGTCAGAAATCGTTGCCGCGGCGGAGACGCGCCAGCAGATCGTGGTGTTTACAGATACCTCCCTGTACGTCATGCAGTATTTAGGGCCGCCGTTTACCTTTGGTGTTCAGATGGTTTCCAAAAACATCACCATTGCGGGGCCTCTCGCGGCTATCGCTGTGGACGACTCGGTGTTTTGGGCCGGGCTGTCCGAGTTTTACGTCTATAACGGCGCAGTGCAGCGACTCCCCTGCC